CCGCAAGGAGCTGAGGGAGATTTACGAAACGTACTGCACCTTTGTGGAGCAAGAGCAGTTCCGTGAAAAGATGCTTCAGAATATCCGAGAACTGAACCCGGAAGACAAAGAGGATGATATTTTTTATGTCAACCAGGCGTTTTCTGATATTGAAGCGCACCGGAAAAGAGGTTATGCTGAAACCAGAGATTTTATTCTGAAAGAGCATGGTGTAGCACATGGCAATTCTGGTGACATTCGACACGGAAACGTCAATTCATAACAAGACGGGGAACTTTGAGGGTTCCCCACATTGCCCGGAAAACTGGGCAGTTTATCTAGGATATGCTGTTGGTAAACAGCCGGTTCAGATACAGAGATTCAGCACCCTGACGGAAGCATCCGGCGGGGTGTTTCTGTTGCCAGACCTCACGAAGCAGTATATTTTCGCCGGCCATAACATCAAGTTCGACCTTCTGTACGCCCGTAAGCACAACTGGCGCGTTGTGGACAGCAGTTCCCGTTCCATGCCCCTGTGGGATTTTCTGATGCAGAACCACATCTGGGATACGATGGTGGCGGAATACATGCTGCAAGGACAACGGGAATCGTTGCCGTCACTAGATACGGTTGCCGTGCGTTATGGCGGCACCATCAAGGAGTCAATGATTAAGGACTACTGGCAAGCCGGTATATCGACGGAGAACATCGACCCGGAAGTGGTAGAACCATACCTGATTGGTGATGTCACAAACACACGCTTGATTGCGGAAAAACAGATTCAGGCCATGCGTGAGCAGGATATGCTGCAACTGGCGAAAACTGTTTTCCGCTTTATGCTACTTACAACGGAGATGGAGTACAATGGACTACACGTTAATCTTGAATGGGTATCTGAATACCATAAAACGGTATTGGCAGAGCGCGACACTCTACGCCAAAGCATTATTTCTTTTCTGCAAAGTCGTTTACCGGAGATACCGGAGGGGATTCTTAACCCTGATTCGCCAGATCACCTTTCTGCTGTCATGTTTGGAGGTGAGATTAAGTATCGGATTCAGAAGCCCATGCTCGATGATGCGGGTAATGAGGTTGTGTTTAAGAGTGGTCAGAAAGAAGGCCAAGTCCGGCTGAGGTGGGAGGATCACGCTATCCCGGTGAACCTGTTCCGTATCAAGCCCCTGCCACAGTGGCAGACAAAGAAGGGGGTGAGTACCGGTGATGACGTGGTACAGGCGTTGAAGGATCGAGACCCGTTCTTTCAACTCCTGTCTGATTACCGGCGTGTGTCCAAGGATTTTTCCACCTATGTGGAGAGCAAGAGTGGCAACGCTGTTGCCCAGCTTGTGTTTCCTGACAGCAAGATTCACGCCAACATTAACCACGCCGTTACCGCTACCATGCGGACAAGCAGCACGAACCCTAACATTCAGAACCTGACCAACCGGACAGAGTTTAAGAAGGCGTTTACGTCCCGGTTTGGGGAGCAAGGGACGCTACTGGAGGTGGACTTCTCACAACTAGAGATTGTATGTAAGGCGCATTGCACGCAGGACAGGCGATTCATTGAGGATGTTTTGTCGGGTGTGGACTTTCACTGCCTCCGCGCCGCTTTCGCTGCCGAGTCCCCGGCAATCTTGGGAAGGCCGGCCACCTATGATGATTTTATCCGAGAGGTCGCAGCCAAGAATGAGGAGTTTGTGCAGGCCCGGAAACGGGCGAAAGGCGTTTCATTCGCCAAGGAATACGGTGCAGGGGCTGCATCCATCTCGCTTGATACCGGAATCCCGGTGGATGTTGTGAAGCAGATGTTTGAGAAAGAGGAAGAACGCTATCCGGCAGTGAAACATTATTATGAGAATATGCAGTCCCTTGCCGAAGACTGTATTGTAAAAAACACACATAAAATCACGCTGATGCGGGACAGGGTTAAAGCAGTACCTTATCTTGATGACTACAATCAACCCGTCATTGTCCCGGCGAATACGGCGGTCTATACGTCACCATTTGGGGCAAAGCTGTCGTTCCCGCAGTTCCAGAAGTTCGAGACTAGGCAGCTCTCGATCTCACCCACACACATCAAAAACTACCCGATTCAGCACTTTGCTACTATGGTCGTATCAGTTGCAGGTGTCAGGCTCCTGAATGCGATGGTGGAAAACCAGTTCTTTGGCGGCAAGGTTCTTGCCGTGAACACAATCCACGATAGCTATCTGTTTGATTTACATCTGGATATGCTTGAAGATTTTTCTAAAATTGTGAAAGAATCGCTTGAAAATACCCCATCGGACTTGTATAATCTGTTCAATATCAAGTTTGAGCTACCCTTGAAGGTTGATCTTGAACATGGGCCTAACTGGAAAGAGTGTAAAATAGAGGTTAAAGTATGACTCAGATTGTGAACCAAGCCGTTGAAGGGGTGTCCCTTAAGTTCCCGGCAAAACCCGGCCTGAAAATTGGGGAGTTCTGGTACTCGCATCCAGGCGCTGTTGCCGTTGATCGCGGTGATGTGGTGTCGTTTGATTACGTCATCAATGCTAAAGGGTATCGTGACATTGTGAAGGGCACTTTTACTAAGTCCGGCGGACAAGCAGCAGCCCCTGCTGGTGGCGGTGCCCGTCCTGTTCGTCAGGATGACTCAGAACGTCAGCGGGCTATCATGCTGCAATCTGCTGCGAAAATCGCAGCAGAACTGTACGTTGCTGGCAAACTCGACCCGGATGGCATCTCATCCGTTGCCGCTGGCGCAGAACAACTGGCAGACTTCTTCGGTGGTAAAGTCACCGTAGAACAACTTTCCGGGTACTAATATGAGCAAGGGGCAGTTTGACAAGTTTGGGATCAAGCATCTTTCAGCAAGTAGCCTGAACCTGTTTCGGACTGCCCCAGCTCTTTGGGTTGTCCGGTATCTGTACAATATCAAGGACGAATCATCCCCCGCTATGCAGCGGGGCCTCGATGCTGAGAAAGCGGCATATGATCGCCTGTGTGGAGTTGAAAACCCATACAACCCGGAAATGATTGACGGAATCCTGAAAGAGCTTGAGCCGTATGGCCCGCTGGTTTCATATCAGCGGGAGCTGTTATATCAGCCTATTGGATTCCCTATCCCTATTAAGGGGTTCCTAGACTTTGAATTTGAGTCTGCGTGTGTGGACTTGAAAACTAAACGGTCGATGCCGAAAGCGATTGATTATTCCCACCGCCTCCAAGGGGCCTTCTATGCGATGGCTACCGGCAAAGATCAGCACTTCCTCTATGCCACTGACAAGAAAGCACAAGTGATTCCACTTGAGGACGCCAGTGGTTCTGCTGCGGAACTTATGGCTATTTGCCGTTCCGTGGAAAAGTTCCTGTCTGTGTCTGATGACCCGGAAGAACTGGCGACAATGCTGTTTCCTGATATGACGGCCTTTCAGTGGGGCGACAATAGCAGAAAGGCTGCGCAAGAGATATGGCAGCTATAAAGATTTCCAGCGCCAAAGCAAAGGCGAGGCGAGGGCAGCAGTGGGTACGGGATAGACTCCTTGAACTGTTCCCGGAACTAGCCCCAGATGATGTACGTTCCACGCCTATGGGCGTTACCGGGGAAGATGTGCAGCTCTCCCCTAAAGCCAGGGCGCTATTTCCGTTTGCGATTGAATGCAAAACGAAAAAGGCATTTTCGATTTACAAGGAATTTGAGCAGGCCGACAAGCACAAGAAAGACTTCCCCGGCCTGTTATTTATCAAGGCGGATCGCAAAGAGCCGCTTGTTGTCATGAGTGCTGACACATTCTTCCAGGTATGGAGCCGGAAATGAAGATACTGGTGATCGGGGATGCTCACGTTGAGCAGGATCAAGACCTGCGCCGCTTTGATGTGCTGGGCAAGTTCATTGTGGAACAGAGGCCGGAAGCCATTGTCAGCATCGGGGACTTCATGGAGATGGCTTGTCTGTCCGCTTGGGATGCAGACAAGCGACTGAAACTAGAGGGTTTGCGGTATCAGAAAGAGATTGAGGCCGGGAATCAGGCGCTTGATCTGATTGACGACAAGATCAACGCCTATAATGAACGGCAGTCAGAGAACAAGAAGCGGCAGTACAATCCGCAGAAGGTTTATGTCGCAGGCAATCATGATGAAGCCAGAATAACAAGGTATTTAGATAAAGACCCGTCTTTTCTGGGGTTCATTGATTTACAGAAAGACCTTAATTTAAAAGGCAGGAAATGGATATACGTTCCCTACGGGGATGATATAAAAATCCGGGGAATCTCTTTTACGCACATACCTTTTTCTGCAAATGGTAAGCCAATCAGCGGAAATGATATTGCAAATAAAGCGCACAGGGTGTATAATAACTCTGTTGTTTTTGGTCATACGCACCAACTTGTTTACCAAGCATTCCAAAGAAAAAACGGTAGCCGCCAACAGGTGCTGAATGTTGGGTGCTATTATGAACATCAACCGGATTATATCGAGAAAGCGCCAACGGCACACTTTAAAGGCGTTGTTCTTATGACTGTTGGAGAAGACGGTGAGTTCGACATACAAACAATCTCAATCAAGTCACTACTCCGAGATTACACCGGATGAGTTGTATCAACGTATTGTTGATGCAATGGATCAGGAAGAACTTTTGGATATTCTACAGGTCTCTATGGATGATCTAGTAGAACTATTGCAGGATGAAATTTGGAAAAAACGCAAACGCTTTTGGACATTATACAATGACTGACACGCCAACACATTACCAGCAGGAGATTACTCCGCTGGAGTATATCACGAAAAACAAGATGGACTTTGCTTCCGGGAACGTGGTGAAGTACGTCACGCGCTTCCGCGATAAAGGCGGCAGTGATGATCTGGTTAAGGCGGCGGATTATATTCGCAATCTGCTGGAAGCAGAATATGGCCTTACGTTTGATTTGGAAGTCAGGCCGGTGTCTTATCAAAAGGTGCCGTGTAACACCACGCCTCCAGGAATGATGCGTGTGTATGGTTTACCCATCGGATTTAACTGGGTATAAAAAGGACTGGTTATGCAAACTGATTACGTTGGACTGGTGCAGGACTTCTGTTTTAAGTATGATTTCCCTGTAAATAAGCCCTCGCTTGAGACGCTTACTTCCATCTGGAAGGGGCTGCAATCAGAGTTGGCCGAGTTGGAAGAAGAACTTTTTGTTCTTGAAGATGGCGATGAACTGGAGTGGGAGAACGCCACGAAAGAGATCAACGACGTTCTTTTCCTTGTGTTTAAGCTAGCCGTTGTTCTTGGCCTAAATGTCGAGGAAGCATTTCAGAAAGTTGCAGAAAGCAACTTGACAAAGGGGGAGAAAGACGGTAGCTATAAAAAGGTGAAAGGCAAACTGCAAAAGGGAGCGGCTTATGTGCCCCCGGATTTGAGCGAGTTTGCTAAGTAGTCGTTTTGGTCTCCTTGTTCAACTTGGCGCGGTTAGCGATAATCGCGCCACTTTTTTAATTAATCGCGCCATAAATGGAGTTAATCGTGACAACTTTCAATGACATCTCGCAGCGAGTTCTGGAGGGGCGTTATCTTCTGGAAGGGGAGACGCCGGAACAGGCGATGCGCCGGGCAGCAGATGCGTATGCCAGCAACAAAGAACATGCAGACCGGCTGTATAGCTATGCCATCAAAGGTTGGATGATGTTTGCCAGTCCAGTCTTGTCCAATGCCGGGAACAAGAAGGGCCTGCCCATTTCCTGTTACACCACTGAAATGCAAGATGATCTGTTTGACATCATGAGTACCCTCACGGAAATGGCGACGATGAGCAGCCGTTCTGGGGGAATTGGTTTGTATGCAGGTAACCTGCGCTCTGACGGTACGATGACAAGCCGGGGCAATGAAAGCACTGGTATGCTTCCGTTCATCAAGTGTGCTGATCCCTTGATGGTGGCATTCAAGCAAGGGCGCACACGCGGCGGTGCTACTGCTGTTTATCTGGACGTATCACACCCAGAGATTGAGGAGTTTGTCAACGCCCGCAAGCCCACTGGCGGCGATCCCCGGCGCAAGTTCCTTGATCTGCATCACGCAGTGAATATCCCAGATGCGTTCATGGAAGCAGTTATTGCCGGGACGGGCTGGGAATTGATTGACCCGCACACGAAACAAATCAAGGCCGTTATCCCGGCCCGGAAATTGTGGGAAGAAATCCTTGCCGCTCGCATTGAACGTGGCGAGCCATACCTGCATTTCATTGATGAAGCAAACAGGAAACTCCACCCCAAGTTGCAAGAGAAAGGTCTTGCAATCAATACGAGTAACCTGTGTGTTGCGCCGGAGACACTTGTTTTGACTAAAGAGTTGGGGGAAGTTCCTATTGAATACATCGCCGGAAAACTGGTTAGTGTGTGGAATGGTAAGCAATGGTCTCCGGTAGTCCCGAAAAAAACAGGCGAGAAGCAGCCGCTTATTCGCGTAAGTTTTGATAACGGGGCATATATTGACTGCACCCCATACCACAAATTTTATTTGTGGGACGGCAGGGAGGTCATGGCCGCACAACTACGGCAGGGCGATTCTCTGCAACAGTATGAGATCCCAACGATGTTGCGTGGGATCTCATTATTTGTTAATGAGAGGGTAGAGTCCGTAGAAGATATGGGCCGCGTATCTGACACTTATTGTTTCAAAGAGCCTATCCGTGGCCGGGGAGTATTCAACGGCATCCTTACTGGGAACTGTTCCGAGATTGAACTGGTCACGAACGAAGAACGCTCCGGCGTGTGCTGTCTGTCCAGTCTGAACCTGTATTACTGGGATGAATGGAAAGGCACCCAGATTGTGGAAGACATGATCGAGATGCTGGATAATGTCATCTCGGTCTTTGTGCGGAAAGTCACGAACCTGACGCCGGAACAACTGGCGGAAGATCGCCCGCATACTCTGGAGGAGTTCCGGGTACTGGCCTATAGCGAAGGGATGTCTCGGAAGCATGAGCCGCTCTTGAAGGCGGCATGGTCTGCGTATCGGGAACGCTCGCTTGGACTGGGGACGATGGGCTGGCACAGCCTCTTGATGCGGAAAATGATTCCGTTTGAAAGTGCCTTGTCTGTTGCTCTCACTCATAGCATCTTCCGTGATATTAGAAGCAGGGCCAAAGCACACAGCCGCCACCTTGCAACAGTGCGCGGTGAAGCGCCTGACTTGGTTGGCAGTGGGGATCGTAACGCCAACCTGCTTGCGATTGCTCCGAACAGCACCAGCTCTTTGATCTGCGGGCAGGTTTCGCCCTCTATTGAGCCTGTGGCCGGGCATATCGTGAAGCAGAACACGCTTTCCGGGACGCTCTATATCAAGAACCCGGTTCTGGATAAAATCATCCAGGAACGGTGTGAAGACCCGGAAGCCGCGTGGCGTGACATTAACCGGCGCAAGGGCAGTGTGCAACACGTCGATTGGCTCACGCAGGAGGAGAAGGACGTATTCAAAACGGCGTATGAGATTGACCAGAACTGGGTGATTGAACAGGCGGCAGCCCGCCAGAATTACATCTGTCAGGCTCAAAGCGTGAACACCTTCTTTCGACCAGACGCCAACAATACGATTGATAAGTCTTATGTTTCCCGCGTTCATATCAGGGCATGGAAAAATAAGCTGAAGACGCTGTATTATTGCCGGACAGACACGAAGGCGGAAGACGGGGAAGCCTTTTCTATGCCGGTGAAGAAAAGCAGTGAAGATTGCTTGTCTTGCCAAGGTTGAAAATCTGGAGTTCCGTGGAAGAATTACAACCTTCCACGGAATATTTTTGAGGATAGTAGCTTACATGAATTACCAGCTCTACAACGATGACTGTCTGAATGCCCTGAAATCCATGCCGGAAAACAGCGTGGATTCAGTTGTCACTGACCCTCCCTACGGGCTGTCATTTATGGGCCGGAAATGGGATTATGATGTCCCCGGCGTCGAGATATGGGCAGAGTGCCTGCGTGTATTAAAGCCAGGAGGGCATCTACTGGCGTTTGCTGGGACACGGACGCAGCATCGTATGGCGGTTAAGATTGAGGACGCTGGATTTGAAATTCGCGACATGATTGCCTGGGTTTATGGATCAGGGTTTCCGAAGTCGCATAACCTGAAAAATCAGTGGCAGGGATGGGGCACTGCGCTAAAACCTGCCTTAGAACCAATAACGGTTGCCCGCAAGCCTCTTATCGGAACAGTGGCAGCAAATGTGCTGGAGTACGGAACCGGAGCAATCAATATTGATGGTTGCAGAATTCCCCGCGAACCTGATGATGTCAGTGGTTGGAGTGCTTCCGGGAGCAATGAATCTGAAAACCGTTCGATGAGCGGAAAGAACTACAACAGAGCGCCAAAGCCGGATGCAGATGGGCGCTGGCCCGCCAACTTTATTCACGACAACGGCGACGAAGTGACCGCCTTGTTAGGGGGTGCATCCCGCTTTTTCTATTGCGCAAAGGCCAGCAAGAGAGACAGGGATGAGGGGCTGGAATTGTGGGAGAAACGTAATAATATGCGGGTGAATGGCCCGCGAGAAAGCGAAGAAGCGAAACACGCAACTAAACTGGCGAACTTCCATCCGACGGTAAAACCCACAGACCTGATGCGTTACCTTTGTCGCCTTGTCACCCAGCCCGGCGGTGTCGTTCTCGATCCTTTCATGGGTTCCGGCAGCACAGGCAAGGCCGCGATTCTGGAAGGGTTCCGGTTTATCGGTATTGAACGGGAGCCGGAATATTTTCAGATTGCGGAAGCAAGGATAAAGAACGCCGTTGAAAAATCCTCTTGACCCCCCCATTTTATTTGTGTTAGGTTAAATTTAACAACCGCCCGCCGGGAGCGCATCCCGGCATACACAACAAGGAGGCAAAACAATGACTGACAAAAAATTTGAACTGACCGAAACCACAATCAGTTTAAATAACATTACGCTTTACCGCATCAAAGCATTGCGCGATTTTGCCGACGTGAAAGCTGGCGATTTGGGAGGATATCTCGAAACGGAATCCAATCTCAGCCACGAGGACAATGCGTGGGTGTATGGCGATGCGTGGGTGTATGGCGATGCGTGGGTGT